ATCTACATCAAACTGTATCTTTCTCCACATTGATTTTTGGATTAAAGGTACAAGGAATGTGTTTTGGAAATTCATTAAAGTACGCTTTTGTCTTTTAATAGCAGCACTTTGTTGCATAGACATACCACTAGCTGTAGCTCTATCACCTGCTACACCATCAGATGTGCCTGTACCCATTTGAATCATAGCCTGTAAACTAGATACTTGGTCAAATGTACTTGAGTCTGTTGTTCCCATGTCTAATGGCATAATAGCATCTCTAGGATTACCATTAGTTAGTACTGTCTTGCCCGGTCTAACTTCAAACTTAACACCTCTAGGTAGTCTTGTAGCATCCGCAGCCATCATAGGTGTAGTTGTTAATGCTAGTGAATCAATTCTAGCTCTCATCTCAGCATCTAATGCTTTTTGTGCGTTATATGCTTTCTCTGAAACACCTCTACCCCAGAATTTGTTTGGTACTAAGTCATGTTGGTAAGATATAAAAGGTCTATCCTCCATGATAAATAAGTTTTGCTCTACTCTAAGTATATGTTCATCATTACATATAGTAACAACTGCTTCTACTAGCTCGTCTTTCTTTGAATACTCAAAGTCATCTTTATCTTTACTAGGTTTAAGGAACCTTTTAGGTACTTTACCCCAGTACTCTGTAATCTTAACTGAGTCAGACTCATCAGCTTGCTTCATCTCAGGGTCATAACCAAATGATACTGTATCGTAACTACCATCAAGAGGTACATCTCTGTATATGCCTGATAGAATACCTTCAACTACATGATAACGAGGTTTGATTACCTCATGTGCCACACCTAATGCTTCATTAATAGTGTTAGCTGATGGGTCCATGAGAAACTCTTTAGGAGATATAGGTTCTACCCTAACATCTATTGAGGGATACTCTACTAACTGACGAGTAGTAGTGGTCGTACCTTCTACAGGTACTTCAGCAGGTGTTCTTTCAATAGACTGTTCTACAATTATCTTTCCAATACCAGTACCGTAGATGGCACTATTGAGAAATACCTCACATATAGCATCTTTACAGCCAGTCTTTTCTAAATCTTCTTGTAATAAATTCCTTACATACTCCGCATCGCTTGGGTCTTGGTCGAGCATATCATCTTGGATGTCGAACCATTTTCCTCGTCCAAAAGTTGCTTCCTCTAGCTCCGCAACAGCAGACTCAATAGCTTGCTGCATCGCAGGAGCTATGATTCTAGACTTTTCAGAGGTGCGTGTTCTGTCTTCTTGTAGCCAAATACCGCGCCACAGTCGGTAATACTCATCCCACTTCTGTACATAGTTAGTATCTCTATGGGTACGCCAGCTTTCTAGCCTATGATTAAGCCATCCAGCTAAAGCTTGGTACTTAGTTTCTTTATTCTCAAACATTAGAATAATATCTCATCTTCTGATACAAATGTTGCAGCTTCATATCCTCTTTCAATAACATCTTCTAAGAAAGCTTTTCTTTCTTTTAAATCTCTAAGCTGTCGTTCAGTTAATCCAATTGTAAAATCATTAAGAGGCATGGGGTCGGTATCGGAATAATTAGTGTCATATAAATCTTCTAATCCTTCTTCAAATCTTTTAATATCACTATCAATTTGCTTTAATTCTGCTTGTATTTCAGCAGGAGGAGTATTAGCATCTATATCAGGATACTTTTCCTGTCCTCCAAACTCTTCAATAAGATGTGTTTCTCTAGAACCAGTAAGCATACTGCCATCTTCTCCTCGATTACCTTTTAATCCTCTTGATTTAGCTGCTTGCCTAGCAGCTTTCGCTGCTGCTCTTGATAATGCCATGTAGTTTCCTTAGAGTAAAGAATATAATCGTGGAGTATAGCACATTTTAGGTACTCATGTAGAGGTTTCTGTTAAATTATCTAATATCCTGCTATTTCATCCTGCGGTTCCCAGTCATCTTCCATATCTATAGAGTATGCGAAGTCGGCTATAGACACTTGGTCTATATAGGCGAGGCTATCCAGCAAATCGTCATGACTTAGGTGATTAGGGAAGTCTAACATCTGTGACATAAAGACTTTCCAGTCTCTATCTTCATTAAAACTTATTTGTCCATGCTCCATCCTACCTTGTAAGGACCATGTAATGCGCTCAGTCTTCTTTTTACCGCCATGTCGTAGCTCATCTATATGTACAAACCTATTCTCTGTACGCATTTCGTCTTCTAGGTAAGGCATAATAGCATTCTTTAAAGAACCTGTTTCTATACCTACAGTAGTAGCTTCATTTACTTCAGCAGCTTTAAGTATTTTCTTAGCAGTTTCTTTAATACCCCATCTTCCATGTAATATATCTTTAACCCACCATTTATCTCTGTCTACTTTTACAATAGCTATAGCTGTTTCGTCTAATTTAGAGCCTTTTAACCCTCTTTCTTTTTCTACAGCTTCAAATCCAGCAGGGTCTACAGCTATTACATAGTTTCCTTCTTCAGGTTCTTTACCTGTATGAAACCATTCCTCTTTAAAGATACCACCAGAGAAAGTTTCAAAGCTTGCTTCAAATTCCTGTCTAAATGCCATAGTAGACATTGAGCGTTTTGCTGCTTCAATCTCATCTGCTGCTATATAAGGGTTATCTGTAGAGTTATATTGGAAAGCTTCCCAGTCTTCTTCCTTTTGTGCCTCTGTATATAGGTCATAAAAGTGATTCTTCCCGGCTGGTGTACCAATAAAGAGTGCTTCACCGCGCACGTCCGCCAAAGTCGGTCTTAAAATCTGCTCCCATACAATAGGTTTCATACTGGCGTACTCATCTAACACTACATATGCCAAACCTACGCCCCTCAGCGTATCTGGTCTATCAGAACCCTTAAGATATATCTTTCTATCGTTTATTAATGTTAGCCTAGCTGTATTCTCGTAGGCATCTTTGATAACATCCGCACCTAATTCTTTTAGCATACCCCACATAATATCCTTAGCTTGCTGAAAAGTAGGACCTACATAGAACACATCTTTACTTTCTGATTGTAAAGCTTTAATTAAAAGAATCCAAGCAGCTAATCTAGACTTACCAAACCTTCTACCAGCAGCTACTATCTTAAATCTTTTATTTGAGTTAAATATCTCTAGTTGCGCAGGGTGCAACTCTACATTAATTTCTGCCATCTATTTTCTCTGAACGTTTTGCGTATTTTTTAAACAAGGTTTCTTTTATTAAGTATAAAGATTTCTTTTTAAAGTCACCTTTTACAGGAGGAAATTCTCTAGCTTCTAAATTATTATCTTTTATACATTCTTTAATTTTATCAGGTGTTATCCAATATAAGTTATCTCTAGTAATGTATGCCCACCAAGCAGCTTTAGTTGTTTCAATGCCTGAAGGCGCATTCCCATATTTATTCTCTATAACTACATTACCAGTTTTATGGGTAGCTCTATCACTTTTAACTTCTATACCTAAATCTTTTTCAGGTATAAACAAATCCCACTCTTTATAGTAGCCTTGTACTTTGTATGCTTTAGGATATTTATAGTGTAGCTTTTCTAATACAAACAGCTCACCTTGTTCACCAAAGTTTAAATCATTCTGGAAGCTCATCTATTACCTCAGCTATTACAGTATCCTCAGATTTACTTCTTACCTGCTTTGGTTTAATTTTCTTAGCTTTCTCCTCGATTTGTTCTGTAGTACCTACATTGATAATAACACCACCATCATGCTTCCTATGGTTTATCTCTACAGCTTTAGTAGTAGGTACAATTCTATCCATACACATCTTTAAACAGTGAACGTCTCCCTTTAAGGCTCTGTCTATGATGACTTGGACTATCTCAGGTCCACGTTCGGTAAGCAGCTCTCTGGACAGAATAGTCCATTTGTTCATACTACCCTTAGGTCTGCCTTGGGGATTTAAAGGAGCCATACCTTTATACAAAGCAGGATTACCTTTATTGTTTCTTCTTTTGTCGTGTTCAGTCATAACTTAATTTATTAAGGAAAACTGAAGTATAACATACTTAGGTTACACGTATGTTAGTATTTAAGTAAATTATCCAAGTGACTACCTGCTTGTTGTACTAGGCTCACGTATGTAACTTAAGTAGCGAATCTAGGTTTTAGTTTAGCATACTTTTACTGCTTTGTAAACTAATAATTACTTGTATTTGCTATAGTATTAATAAGTATTACTTATGATGCCGAAATCGACTCTCATCTAGAGGTGATTGTTTATATTCTAGTCTGACTATCACATGGGTCCCTACCCTAGGGTGTGTTCAGACTATTGTAGTAGACCAATGTTGACCAGAGTTTAACTGTTATCCTCTGAAGTTGATGTAAAAGAGAGTGTGATAGTGACTATAACTAGTGTATACAATAAATAATTCATAACAAGCCTCTCTCTATGAGTAGAGATAACTAAGTAGTACATTGTACAAGTGGCACACTTACTACGAGGTAAGTGAACTTGACTGTATCTAACTTAAGAACAAGTCTTAAGTTGATACAGGTAAACCCGCAAGCCACAAAGGATAAAGCCTAACCAGCGCTACGAAAGTAGAGAGAATGGCTTCACATTCAATCTTGTCGTACCTAAAGATTGAAGAAGCCGATGAGATGTAGAGAACCACAGCGCTGTTAAGGTTCTAGTGTTACAAGTTGTAACCCTAGAATAAAACTGCTTGGGGCAGTTGTTACTTTAAGTAAACCTTTGTTGTTTGCTACTATCGGTGAGGTGCTGATTGTTCCTTAATACTACTACTCTCTGAACTGTCCTATTATCGCATAGGTAACGGATTGCTTGAATGGCTCAAGACAATCCTATGACGCCCTTGTCAAGAGCTTGGACTTTAGAACAGCACGAAAGTCCTTGACAAGCGTCACTTGTTCCAAGCCTATGCAATAAAGAGCCTGTTCAGCGTAGTAGTTACGATGGACTTCTTTAATAATAATGGAGTAAATAATGTATATAAAATATAACAGAATAAATAAATTAAGAACTTTAACTGTAAGAGTTAATGAAGAGTTAGCTGATGAGCTTACTGCTGTCATTGATGAAATAAATAAAAGAAATAGTAAGTTTAACTTAGGTAAATTAACCCGTTCAGCTCTTATGATAAGAGCTTTAAAGAATGAGTTAAAACAAGCTCAGCGTGAGTTGTTTTTAGACT